GCGCACCCTCCAGGCTGGTGAGCTGGTTGTTAGAGCAATGGAAAGTACCGCCCACGGATTCAGGCGCACCCTCCAGGCTGGTGAGGTGGTTGTTGTAGCAATAGAAAGCACCGCCCACGGATTCAGGCGCACCCTCCAGGCTGGTGAGCTGGTTGTTGTCGCAATAGAAAGCACCGCCCACGGATTCAGGCGCACCCTCCAGGCTGGTGAGCTGGTTGTTGTGGCAATAGAAATCGCCGCCCACGGATTCCGGCGCACCCTCCAGGCTGGTGAGCTGGTTGTCAGGGCAAGAGAAATCACCGCCCCAGTGACTACCTTTTCCTGGTAACTTACTGCCATTTTTGTCAAAAAGCTGTATTTTACCTAGGGTTATTTTGAATTTTACAGCCAGCTTCATTTCTTTTTTCATTATCTTTCCTATAATTAGAAATTAAGTCTATATTGCTATGTCAAGAACAATTAATCCCTGTAACATGTTACCTTGTAAACCCCATCTCCTTCATACCTGACTTTGCCGCCAAACGCTGGTTCATAATCACCATAACAAGCGGCGTATAATTCCTTATCTGTCGGGTTGCCCCCTGTTTGTACCCAGTAGTGCTTTTTCTTGTAATCGTTTTCCCATTTTAATACTACCATAAAAACCCTTTACAATACTGTTAAAGTTAGTTATACTACTATAGTAAACTGTAGTCAATAATTATTATAATTATTTCTATTATGAGTAAATTGCCATTAAAATTAAAGATTGCAAAGATTAAAAGAGGTCTAAGAAACAAGCACATAGCCGCATATACCGGGGCGTCGCTCCAAAGTGTGCTTCATTGGTGCAACGAAGCAAGGTGTCCGGCACAGATAACAAAATTATATGCTGAGAAATTGTGTGAATTATTTGAAGGTGAAATAACCATCAAAGATTGTGGATATTAAGGATGCCAAAGAAAAAGCATAGTTTCATAAATAAGGCTACCAAGAAAAAGCCTTACATCCCTGACCCACTCGAATATGAAACGCATTGTGCTATTGCTGATTACCTTGATTTGATTATTAAGCGGCCTTCGCGTTGGCATACGGTGGAGGTAAGCAACCAGCAATCAGGCGTTGCCGGGATGATTAAACAACAGCAGCTAAAACGTAAGGGTGTAAAAACTGGCTGGCCCGATATAGAAATATTCTGGGTTAACCTGTATAGTGACGGGTGGGGGAGGCCGGAACTAAAGATGATCTTTCTTGAGGTAAAATCACCGACTGGTACATTAACTGAAAGGCAGGAAGCCTTACATCAAGGATTAAGGGAAGACGGGCATATTGTAAAGGTAGTCAAGAGCATTAAGGATGTAGAGGTTATTTTAAAAGATTTAGGGATTCTATGAAGAATAAGGCTATAAGAACAAATTCCCAGCGGTTTAAGCATTTGCCCGTCTTTAAGGGTATATTACACTTCACAGGGACAGATAATTGTGCGATTTATTACAATGAAAAGATTGTGGGGATAGGCAGCCTTTTAAGTAGTTCCGGCAAGCAATTTAGATGCCTTTGGAATAGCCCTGAGCAAAAAAAATATGCTGGTATTGCGCATAGCCGTATGGGAAGGTTCGGCGTAAGGGGTTACAAGCAGGGGGATTGCGTTTATATTTGCGCTTTATATAGCCCGCCAAATAGGTCTATGCAGTCAAGGAGGTTATATAAGATACGCGAGGCTATTGCACATGATGAAGATGCAAGGGAAAACCTGAACCAGGCATTTACCGGACACCATAGGTCGCACAACATTTATATTCCGGTAGCGTTAAAAAATATTAAAGTCAGTTTAAAGAAACAAAAATCACAGGAGGACATTGATATGTTCCAAAAAAAACGCAAACACCAGAAAACAGAAAAAGATGATGTTGAGCTTGAGAATTTAAAAGAAAAGCGCATTACAGAATTAGAATCATTTTATTTAGTACGTAAATTTCTTGATTCTACAAGTTTGCGGCTTGCATTAATTGAACTGCATTTCAGCGTTGCAGAAATAGAATCTGCAAGACAGTTGATAGACACCGCTGCAAAATATATGTCCCATAGGGCTTATGGTTAATTGGTATATATTTCTAAAGGAGATAGGAGTTATATGATGTGGATTAGAAGGTTTTTAAGGATACGCCGGAAGTGGCATAAGCGCAGTTATTATGCTGAGAAACAGGCAGGTATGAAAATGCGGCGCATTATATCAGGGCAATGATGTGGATTATAAACAATTAAGCAAAGCCCTTGCCAGACAGAATAAGGACTTAAAAGCCGAGATAAGCAGGTACGAGCGTAAAAGGAATGATTATTCAGATTGTTACGGCAAATTGTTTGATGATTTCATTAAAGTTATAGATATTGCGAGAACAAGGGAGGCCGGGCTTTTAACAGCAATAGAAGAGCTGCGGGTAATATTGCAAAGATCAGGTATAAAGTAAAATGGGTATCGATAACTTGGACAGGCTTTACTCGCATTTACTTGAGGCTCAGGACGCTATCTATCATAATAGGCTGGCGGGGGCGAAAATGGGTTTGCTTGCGTCTAGTGGGCTTCTGGTAGGGATTAAGGATGATTATTCAGACGTAAAGCGGATGTATGAGAATATTAACATGATAAGGATATTGATAGGCAAGAAAGTAAGTTTATGTCGCAACGAAAGGGAAAAAATGGCAGATGATATAGAAATCCTGATAGATGAATGCAATAGCTGGATACAATGCGTGAGGAATGCGGCATGAAAGTTATACTTATAAGGCCGGGCACGAATAAGGTTTATGCTGTAAGGAATAGCGAGCCTTGGACGAAAGAAGAAGATGCCGAATTGTTATGGCTCGCTTCCCAAGAAATCACACACCGCGAGATTGCTGATATTTTGCAGAGGGAGTATAAGAAAATAGTTGGCCGTTTGAATTGGTTAAGACATAAAAACAGAAAATTACAAACGCAGGCTTGATTTATGGTAGCTGGCTTAACCCGCATAGCAACTGTCCGGAAATTCCAGATAGTTCCTCCCTCTACCTGAGGGGAAGTGGGGAACTGTGCAGAATGGCATTGAAACTTACTTGCGAGAAAAAGTAGCCATTGTATCGTTTGTTTTCTAACAATCGGGATGCACCCCTATGTCTCACTCCTCGCGTCATAGCCCGAATATCCTAGGTTTCGGCTGCACCAAAATATTATAAACCATAAACATAGAAAAGCAAGCCGCCAGTTTGAGGTGCATAGCTGCATAGCCTTGGCGGCTTTTATCGTAACTATTATAGCTTTTCTAAAATCTAAAGTCACGCTTTAGATTTGCGGAAAAGTCAAGTACGACTACACGTAACTCTGTCTGTCAAGGCTTTTTTCTCCGGAAATAAACTTTATGTCCAGAAATTAAAACACCTTAATCCAGAAATAAAATTGGCAAATCCAGAAAATAAAAAGGGGTAATTTCTGGATTTTCATAGGCGTATCAGTTTGTAGATTGACGGCTAGTTTTTACTCCTCTAATGTGCATATGAAGTGCTTATGCGCTTTTATGAGTATTTATTGACAAATGATAAAGCAGGTTGACTAATTTAATTTAGAGGGGTAACTTGTATTTGCGGAACAGGCTGGAGAGCCGATGGCCGTGACAAGTGATAGAGAAATTGCCCTGCTGGAAGGGTTTCCAAACAGGGCGTGTAACGTTTGTTAGAGGCAATCCGTTACAGATATTGACCCCCATTATAGCACCCTCGCTATATAAAACAATCAAAATCAGATATTGCCCCTAACCGCCTAAGCAAACGCGGAGTATAAACTGCTTTGACAATGGGCTAAACCAAGACCACCGAGCCACCCGATGGGGCAACACCCTAGGGCATAAACGAGTTTGACGTACTGCAAATAATTACATTACCATGCTGGCAAAGGGGATATACCAGCGCAGGGGAAGCTAGCATCTTACTGCACTCGATAAACATTGTTTAAAAAGGTTGCGCCTCAGAACCGTATCTGCATATGCAGGGGTTATTATGGTGGGGGATATTAGAAATAGTTGTTGACATTATATAATGTATTGATTATAAAGGGGGTAGGACAATAAAAAAGGATGAAGATTATGCAAGAATATAGAATTAGAGATGCGTCTCAAAATAATAAAATTATCGGATTTGTAAAGTCTAGCTCGTTAATTTTAGCCCTACAAAAAGCTGCGTTCTTCGGCGACTTGGATATTACGCAAATATATGCGGAGGAGGTAAAATGAATAAATACGATTTAAACAATTTAGCTCTAAGCATTAAAGAAGCTGCTATGTATTTAAAGGAGAAAGGGCTGAATGAAGATAATTTAAGAATACTGCAAAATGCAGCTGATATGCTTATTTTAGCATCTTATGCTTATAAACATGACGATGTTGATTGTAATATATGCGGAGACTACCACGAAACTGACAGCGTACCCACAACTTGTGCCAATGGAGACGGAGAATAATGGTAGCTTCAAGAGGAAGTGGATTAAGAACGCGGGCTTTTGATATACTTAGAAACGCGAAATCAAGAGAAGAAGTAATTGATAAGCTTGCGCGCTTATTATCAGAACTCGATGATGCACACAAAGAAAATGACAGATTAACAGCAGAATTAGATAAAATTAACTATGGAAAAGTTTGGAGAGAAGTTGAATGAAAAAACCAGATAACGAACTTAAAACCCCTCCCTATGTTCGGAAAAGTATAAAGAGATACGAATCCGAGAGGGTAGAGTTTCGCAAGAGAGTGTTTAAAGACGAGTTTGAAAAGCTCCTAGCCTACTGGAAGGAACTAATATCTTCCCGCAAGAAATAATCGCAAGTAAGTAATAATTTTAACCCCCACCAAGGAGACGACAATGACATGGGAATCAATAGATAGCTGCCCGATAGATACAAAAGTTATATTCCTGATTGATGGAATACCTTACGCAGGAATAATAACCATCAATCAAATAGATGGGAAAACAAGAAACTTTTTGTGGTGGATGCATACAGACAGAGCGGAAGGAGATTCTTATAGCAAATCAACGGACATTAACGGTAACGAGGTTAGAACCATGATACACGCCAAAGATAAATACGATTATAAACCTAGTTGCCTTGGTTATAAATTAGGGATGGAGGTAAACCCTACACATTGGATGCCATTACCTGTGCTGGCGGGATAACTTAAGACAATTCAAAGAGGGGAGGAAGGTGTGAAAAAGACATGTAAGAATATGGCGTGCGCTTGTACCGGGGCTTGTATGCAAGCTCCTACATATTGGCATTTACAGGCTAATGAGCAAGGGGTTCAATTTTGGGATACTTATTTGCATATTCAATGCAGGCTTCTCATGTCTCAAGATTTTAGTCCTTTCCCTGTAAATAGTATAACATGACACTAATTTAACACACAACATTAACCAAAGGAGAAGTGCTATGCTATTGCGAGTTCAAGACAAGGATGGGAGGGGGCCATTTAAACCTGGATTCACTAAAACATGGTGTGAATATAATCATAACCTACCTTGCATCATGACTGAATTTCCAGACATAGCGAAAGATGTTATACCATATCATAAAAAAGGTATGCACTTAGGGGTTGGTGTTCGTGGAGGTTTTGATGGTTTAAAGAAGTGGTTTTCAGAAAACGAATTAAACAAATTACAAACATTAGGCTATCAAGTGGTAACTATAAATGATTTTGATGTAGTTAGAGAATCTAAGAATCAGGTTATATTCGCAACAAAGAGGCCATTAAGGGCATTTAAAGAGCATTCCTTGCCGTCAAACTTGACGCAGGAGCAATAACACGGCTTATTTTGATGCAAGGAGCCTAAACACAATTTAACACGCTCCTAGGGCGAATTTAACAAAGAGGGATTTATGGAAATGAGAGCGGCACAAGTGCCTTTAGTAGAATTACTTAGGGCGGTTCCTAAGACTGAAAGAATATTCATAGATGAGGGAAATTATACAACTCATCATATACCTGCTGGTAAGCATTGCCCTTACTGTCATGATGCAGCAGATTTAATTGATTCCAAAGAAAAGGAAATTCAGGTTTTAAAAGTTCTATTGAATAAACCTGTTTCCAAAATGGAAATAACTGATGATACAGCGCAATTGATTGATAAATATAAACATTTAATTACAGGTGGAAATTATGAAGATACTGAAAGTTTTTAAACTGTTTTCTAAGATAAGAAAGGAAAACAAGCGATTAAGGGATTACATGGATATGCGCGACAAGGAAAACTTGTTGCGTTACCGTAACTATGATGATATGATAAAAATCGCGCAGAATTATAATTTTACGTTAGAAATGCAGTTAGTAACGATACAAAAACTTTACGAAAATATGAACGGCGTGGAGGTGCAATTTAATGATGATGGGGTTAATTTGTTAAGGAAGAGTTTTAGAAAGGATAAAAACATAGTTAATTTTCCAAAACGGAGTTTCAAAGTAAACTTAAAATAGAGTTTAAAATCATTTTAAGCTATGCTGTAAGCGAAGGAATGTAATTTTTGACCCCTTGGGTAAGCCTAAAACAAAAAGACGTTTCCCTGATGCGTTTAAAAAAGAAATAAGAGTTAGTTAATAAATTAACGTGATAGGAGCAATGTAGAAATAGCAGAAAGGAGTCAAAAGGTATAATCACATTGAAAAAACAATCATAGATTTCAATTATGGCAAAGGGTGGAGCAAGAAAAGGGTCAGGACGCAAAAAGGGTGTTTCCAAAAGTAACACAAAGATTATACGCGATAAGGTTTTAGCTGAAGGCATTACGCCTTTAGAGGTCATGAATAATATCATGCGTGAAGCCTATTCTAAAGCATTAATAGAATCAGACCCATTAAAGCGTGGTAATTTATTAGAATTTGCGTTAAGCTCTGCAAAGGATGCCGCGCCTTATATGCACCCAAGATTAGCAGCTATAACAGTGGGCAATAAAGACGGCCAGCCGTTTGTATTTGTAGCACCTAACTATAGGGAATTACTTGACAATATTGCCAGAGAATTACGTGCCAAGGGATTACCTGCCCCGCAGATACCAGCTTGATTTCATTGAAGCTATTGAGGTTTATGGATATAAGCGGGCAATTCAGGTGTGGCATAGGCGTGGTGGTAAAGATATTACTGACCTCGCAATAACGATACGGGCTTGTCTTGAACACATTGGTGCATACTGGCATGTATTCCCTACATACTCACAAGGCAAGAAAGCAATGTGGGAGGGCGTAACTAAAGACGGTAAGCGTTATTTAGACTTCATCCCCAAAGAATCAATCAAGCGTGTAAACAATCAGGAGATGGTAATTGAATTTACCAACGGCTCAATATGGCGTGTGGTAGGTTCAGACAATGTAAATAACTTGGTAGGCGCGGGCGTAAGGGGCGTAGTATTCTCTGAAATGTCCCTGCAATCCCCGCTGGTATGGCAGTATATACAACCTATGCTATTGGAAAATGGCGGCTGGGCGATATTCAACGGCACACCACGTGGAGAAAATCATTTTTACGAACTAGTTGAAATGGCCAAGGGTAATCCCAACTGGTACGTGGATATAAAAACTATTGATGATACTTGCGTTGTAAGCAAAGAGCAAATTGAGGAATTACGAAGGGAGGGTAAGTCAGAGGAGATTATACAGCAAGAATACTATTGCAGTTTCGCTGGTTCAATACATGGCGCATACTATGCCGATATGATGCGTAAGATGGTTGCTGATAAGCGTATATGCTCCGTTCCGGTTGATGATAACGTATTGGTAAACACATCGTGGGACTTAGGTATTAATGATGCAATGGCTATTACATTCTATCAGACCGTAGGAAAGGAAATACACATTGTAGACTATTACGAAGCCTCTGGAGAGGGATTAGCGCATTACGCTGCTATGCTTGTTCAAAAGGGATATAACTATCACAAGCATTATGCCCCTCATGACATAAGGGCAAGAGAGCTGGGCACAGGCAAGAGCCGCCTGGAAACTGCGGAAAAGATGGGTATTAAGTTTGAGATAGTGCCAAACATACCTGTTATTGATGGTATCGGCGCTGTTAGAGGTCTATTATCAAGGATATGGATTGACGCTGTTAAGTGTAAGCATCTGATTAATGTGTTAAAACAATACCGTAAAGACTGGGATGAGAAGGGACAAAGGTTCCGTGACCATCCTTTGCATGATTGGTCGAGTAATGGGGCTGATAGTATACGTTATATGTGTGTGTCATACCGTGAAAAGGTTGCCACAACACAAAGGCATTTTGTAATGAAATCAGGGTTTAAGCTATGAAAACTATAGGATTGCATGAAGATAGAATTATTTATCTTATGGACACAATTGAGATTAATGGGACAACATATGTAGCAAAAGAGCTTCTGGAACTACCAGCCGATGAAAAAAGCATAACCGAAGCTTGGCAGGCGGTTGATGATGCTATTAAGAGACGTATTATACATGAGCGTCAAAAAGATGGTTTGGAACCAAAGGGCGAAAACTGGAATTTCAGGGAGTTTGACTTATGAGACTTGAAGTAAACAGGCAATCACTAGCTATATGATAGTTCATGCAGCACTAGAAAGACTCACATAGAAAATAAGCCTGAAATATTTACCCGATAATACCTCCTTGCACCATTTTCATAACCGTGCTATATTTCCACAATCATACAATTGTATGATTTTAACAACTAAGCACGGAGAAATACCATGGGAAATGATTCCTACGCATTAACAAACATGAGTCTTTTGGACATACCTGTAGAAGTGGCAGGCGAGAGGGCAACGGAAGACTGGATGGTTTATTACGATAAATCAAAGGCCGCTTACCGGCGCGCTACAATGACAACGGCAACCGGGACTGAATTAAACTACCTTGATATTACAACACTTGGAACGGGCGCAGCTAGCAAAGCTGTGGTACTCGACGCAAGCGGTGACTATACGTTTCCAGCTTCTGCAACAATAGTTATGCCTTCGGGCGGTGATTTAACGTTACAATCAGGTAGCACTTTAGATGTTGCAGGAACTTTTGAAATAGCTAACGTGGCGATGACCGCTTCTGCGGCTGAATTGAATTATAACGACATTACTACCTTAGGTACTGGCGCGGCCTCGAAGGCGGTTGTACTTGATGCTTCTGGTGATTATACTTATCCGGCCACGGCTACAATTATATATCCATCCAGTGCAACATTGACTTTACAGTCCGGCAGCACCTTTAATACCGCCGGAACATTCCAAATTGGAGGTGTTGCGGTGGGAGCCACGGCTGCTGAAATCAACAATGCCTGTGATGTTTCAACACGGCTGGTCAGCATTGCAAATGGAACGAACACCCTTTCTCTTACTGCCGCCACCCACGCTAACCGAATTGTGTCAACGCTGGATGCTACGCTGGCAATTACCTTGCCTGAAGCAACTGGTACAGGCGATGTCTATACTGTACTCCAGGCTATAGCCGCTACATCCTCAACCATTGTGACTGCTGACACGGCTAATGCTGGTTTCCACGGTTTTATTATGGGTTCGGATACAGATGCAGCAGGCACTTATAGTTGGATTGCTACTGGTACGCAGGACACTATAACTTTTAATGGAACTTCAACAGGCGGTAAGCTTTGGGATTGGATTAGAATGACTGACGTAGCCACCGATACTTGGTTGCTTGAAGGTAACATCAAACAAAGCGGAGGCTCTGAGGCAACACCATTAAGTTCTGCTGCTTAATGAAAATAAAGTATATTTCCCAAGATACTACGCGCACTTACTATGTTGTATTTGATATACATAGGGGTGCGCGTATGTTCTGGCACTGGTTTACTGGCAAAGAGTATGCTCACGTTTACCTACTTACTGAATTATCGAATAATCAAACCTTATTAATAACGCCAACACCTTCTGAATGTCTCTTATCTGAATGGCCTTGCACGATACAGCAATCCGTTGATTACCTAAAACCAGATGCGACTTCTATACTTCGATATACGTGCAAATATAATAGCTTGAAACTATATATCCCCCGTGGTATAGTTTCTTGCGTGAGCGTTGCAAAGTACACTCTTGGCTTGCGGGGGTTATCCTTTACCCCTCACGGCCTCCATAAACAATTATTAAAATTGGGTGCAGAAGAATATGGGAAGCCGTAAACAACCAGAAGTGCAACAGGCCCAACCAGCACCTCAAACTGAGGAAGATATCCTTTATAAAAAAACATATGATGATTATAAAGCGGCGAATGAGAAATATTACGTAGGTAGGACAAGAAACGCAGAAGAAGAAGCGCAGTTTGAGAATAATGCCAGGGCAGTAGCCGAGAATACAGTTGACGCATTTTTAGCGGAAAAGAATAAGCCAACATCGACAGCACCAACAGAATCTGAAAAAAGGACTAAAGCTATCCAAGGAGATGAATCTGCTGCAGACATAGCTGCGCGGGAAAGGTCAACCCTTGCAAATCCCAGAAAACAGAGGGCGCGTGGGCGTAGGAGTCTGGTATCCAGCACTAGTTTAGGTTCAGGTGTTAACCCAACCAGGGAGACGTTAGGATAATGGGACAGGTAGTTGTACCGGTAGCAATGGCACTAGGAGCTTCAGCAGGAACTGCTGCAACTATAGGTTCGGTCGCTGGCGTAGGTGCAGGACTAGCAACCGTAGGTGCAGCCGCCTACGGTGTACATGGTGCGGCCATGCAAAAGAAAGAAGTCAACCGCCAGAAGTCTATTGCAGCTGAGCAGATGCGCATACAGGGTGAAGAAGTAGCCAAACAAAAGACCAAGGCAGACGCTGAAGAAAAGGCACTCCAAGACGAGATTATAGCCAAACAGAGAGGCCAGGAAGCCCTTAACAGTGCCACATCAGAAACCACTAATAAGCGCAGGCAGCGAGGCCGCAGAAGCTTAATATTTGGCTCTGAGACAGGAATTAATAACCCATTTGAGGATGTATTAGGATAGTTATGTCAACAATCATAAGTGAAGAAGCGAAAGAGCATAGCGTGGTGTTACCGCCGCATTTAGATTTGAATGTGCCGTTAAAGCCTTCGGTTGCGCCTGATAGTAAACCCGTAGAGAAAGAATATATTATAGGGATTGTTGATGCTATGGCACGAAAAGTTGATGAGGCACTTATGAATCCAGTAGAGGAAGAAAAAAAAGATGCTTAATGTCCTTTGTGTAAGAGTTGGGCGGAAATACTCAACTGATTATGTCTACAAACTAAAAAATATGGTGGAAAGGCATTTAAAGCAAGAGCATCGCTTTATTTGCTTAACGGATAATGTAAGTCAATTGCCGGGCATTACTTGTATAGCCGCGCCAATACAGATTGCGGATAGCTGGTGTAAGATTGGATTGTTCAGGCCGGAGCATAGGATAATTGAGAAAGGTGACAAGTGCTTATACCTCGACCTTGATGTAATTATTACCGGAAGCCTTGATAAGCTCATTGAAGGCAAGCTTTTAAATGAAATCAGGGAAGGCGACAAAATGCCTTCTAAAGATTTGTGGATAGTTAAGGACTGGTATGACCCCTTTAACTCAAGCGTAATGTATTGGGAACATCCGCAGAAAAGCCGCATATTTGGCTCGTTTACAAGGGATGTAATGGAAAGGTTGAGGGGTGACCAGAATTTTATAGCTGAATTAATACCCGATGCCAAGACATTCCATAGCAACGATATATTAAGTTATAAGTTCTCGGGTTGTAACAATAAAGACGAAAAGCCTAAGTGTAAAGTCGTGTTATTCAGCGGGAAACCAAAGATGCACGAACTACCAGACGTTAACTGGATAAAAGAGGAGTGGAAATAATGGCTGAACATAATGGAAGTGAAATAGTAATGGGCGGTTCAATATTGGCTATAAGGAGCGCATCTAAAACGCGTCCAGCCAATACTACCGCTTATGCGTCCGGTGATGTTATCGCGGAATCTACTACCGTTGCAACAGTAATAACCTTTAGTGAAATGGTGCGTCAACCTGGCGGTAGCGGGGTTATAGGGAGGGTAGATATTATTGATTCTGCTTATGTGGCCACTACTCTAATATGTGAACTTTGGTTATTTGATACCACTGTAACAGCCGACCAGGATAATGCGGTATTTACCCCTACGGATGCAGAGCTTGCAACGCTGGTTGCTATAATTCCCGTAAGTGCTGCATATGTAGGAGATGCAACGTCGGGGGTTGGGGGTAATGCTATATTGTCGTCCGGCGTAGTTAACACCCCTTTTAAATGTGCCTCAGGCTCCACAACTCTTTATGGTGTGCTTGTAGCGCGTAATGCGTACGTACCTATTTCAGGTGAAATTTTTACAGTTAGAACGTTTATATACCAGGATTAAATGACACTACCGAATTTAAAAAGGATACATAGCGTGACAGACGACTACATTCCTAAAAATGGGATGTTGGCCTGGTATGATACGACTGAAGCGGCATATATGACACTTGCCGGGACGGCAATAACCAGGCTTATTGACCGTTCAGGCAGCGGCAACCATAGCGATGTGCAGGCTACCGCCACCGCAAGGCCAACCTGGACTTCCAATCAAATAAACGGACTTCCCTGCGCGGTGTTTGATGGCACTACAGATAGTATAACATGCCCCGACGCCGTAAGGGATGCGGTAGCCATAGGCACGGACCATAGCATCTTTTTTGCATATAAAGCTACGGGTATTACAGGTTCGGGTGCTAGTGGACATGCGTTATTTAGCTCGGCACTTGGTGTTTCAGACCGTAGTGGATTGCAGATAACAGAAAATGGGGGAATCCCTGCGGATATTTGCGCTAGTTATTATAATGGGGCTTCTTTTAGTTCTAATAGCGCATTAGCCAGCACTAATGCTGCCATAGTTGCAGTTACCCATGCTGCTTCAGCAACCCCGGTGCTGTATCTTAACAATGTTGTAGGTGCAAATGCTAATGATGCCTCTTTAAATGGGAATACTATCTTCAGGATTGGTGCGGACGGGACGGACGGGGCGGACAGGTTCTTCGACGGAGCTATAGCAGAAATTATAATTTATTCCCGCGTTTTAACGGTGGCGGAGGTTATTTTAATTAACCGATATTTGTCTAGAAAATATGGGATTGGGATTAGTATATAATGGGACAGGAAACAATACCTAACCTTAAAAAAAGAATCAAAGCAGCAGAAACGCGGCGTGACGCAAGGCGTTCGCTTAACCAAAGTGCTTACGAAATTGCCATGCCACAACGCAATATTTACAACAACCAGAGTGAAGGTGATTCCAAGATGCAGGGGGTTTTTACTTCCCTTGGTATGTCATCCGTTAATAATTTTGTAAATAATATGCAGTCCAGCCTTACCCCGCCTTTTACAAAATGGGCGGAATGGAAAGCAGGGGATGATATACCAGAAGAAAACAACCATGATTTGGATGAAGAATTACAGGTATTAAATAAAAAGATATTCAGCTTCCTCGATGCCTCTAATTTTTCCACGGCTTCATCAGAAATGTATTATGACCTTTCTGTAGGGACTGGTGCGCTATTACTCAATAAAGGTACATTACAACAGCCTTTGAATTTCCAGGCGGTGCCTACTGCCCAGCTTGCCCTTGAAGAAGGTGTGTTTGGGACTATATGGGGGATATTCCGTAAAAACAAACTTGTTGCCCGCCTTATCCAGCAAACATGGCTTGATGCAAAAATCCCGGATAGCCTGGCAGGTAAAATCCGTAATAACCCGGAACAGGAAATAGTGCTTGATGAAGTTACTTATTATGACCCTGACACAAATAAATGGTGTTATGAGGTGCTTTGCCTTGAAGGCGAGATAAGCGAAAGGTTGCTTACCAGGGTTACTATATGGAACCCGTGGATTGTTGTGCGTTGGAGTAAAATAGCCGGGGAAGTTGAAGGGCGCGGTCCACTCTTGCAAGCTTTACCAGACCTAAAGATGTTAAACCATGGCAAGGAAATGGCTGCCATATCTGTACAATTTAATGCCTTCGGTTCATATACGATGGAAGAGGAAGGTATTATTAATACCCAGGGCGCGGAAATTACCCCGCGTGGTGTGCTTATTGTGAAGAACAACCCAGGTGGACCGCATGCGCCTTCCATAGCTGCATTACCCCGTGTAGGTGATGCACAACAACAGGAATTCTTTTTTGAGAGCCTTGAAAAAGATATAAAGAGGATAATGCTGGATAATAAATTGCCTGATGAAACAGGCCCTGTAAAAAGTGCAACGGAAATAGTGCAAAGGATTAAAGAGTTCCAGGTGGATTTTGGTTCTGCCTTTGGCAGGCTTATGCACGAATTCATAACCCCATTGTTTAAGACTATTGTGCAAGTCCTTGAAGCGGAACAAAAGATAACAGTACCAACAATTGCATTTAGGGATAACCTGACGGGGGAAATAGTTAAGAAAAAAATTACAGATGAAACCGCGTTTACTAAAATCAAAATGTTAGCACCCATTGCGAAAGTGCAAGCCCTTGAGGACATACAGAATGTTATGCAGGCCATACAAATGCTACAGGCTATTGAACCGCGTTTACCTTTGTTAGGATATAAGGTTGAAGAATTGCCAGACTACTTAGCTGACCAGTTAGGAGTACCGGAAAAATACGTACGTAGCCGAACAGAACAAGCGCAGGCTATGGCGGGATTGGCTCAATTATTTGGACAACAGGAGGCACCAGCCGCATGACATCACCATGGGGAATAGACCGGCTTAATGACCAGACTAAAAAGGCAACAGCAGAACAACTGGCGGCGTTAGAAGACACTTGCCGTTTGTATGCTTTAACTTTTAATACTGATGCCGGGCAAAAAGTGCTTGAGATAATAAAAGCCGCAATTGAACAACAACCGACATGGAACCCTAGTATGAAGCCGGAATATGGTTACTACAGGGAAGGCCAGAATGATGTGCTTAGGCATATTATTAACAGGGTTAAATACGCAACAAAAAAATAGGTAAAGTATGACTGATGTAGGATTAGCAGATAATATAGATTTAGGTACAGCAGGTGCGCCGCCAGCGGTAGACACACGCGATGTTACAACTAAAGTAGTTGATGTACGTACATCGGATATTAAGCCAGGTGAAAAGCCGGAGGGGATACCTGATGAGTTCTGGGACGCTACAGCCAAAAAGATAAATGAAACCGCCTTGCTTGAGGGGTATAAATCCAAGGATAAGCAAGCCCTTGATATGCGCAAGATAATTTCAAAAGGTACACAGAATGTGCCGGAAAAGCCGGAAGGATATAAGCTTGAATTAGCACAGGAAATTGCCAAGTTTGCACCGGAAGGCGACCCTGCCCTTGGTATTGCAAGGGAGGCCGCCCTAGAAGCTGGTATATCTCAAGACTCATTTAATAAATTTATTAATAGGTATCTTGGTGGACTGAATGAAAAGAAGATGATTGCTGAACCCGAACCAAAATTAACCCCGGAACAGGAAGCCGCAGAAAGCAAGAAATTCTATGATTCTGAAATGGAAAAGCTTGGGGATAGCGGTAAAAAGCATTTTGAAGAATTCAACACGATAGTAAGGGAGGGTCTTGCCAGGGGTTCATTATCTGAAGAAGACAAAGAAATTTATAAAGACATTATGCGCGGTGCTGCCCATGTAAGGTTTATGAAAAAACTTGCTAACATCCTTAGTTTGCGGCCTTCCACTTCCTTAGGTATCCCGAATGAGCACGTTATCCAGAAAGGCCAGCTAACCCGTGAAGAATTACAAGCAATGCAGGCTGACCCTAAATACCGGAATGAGGCCGGGTATAAGAAGATTATGGAAGGTTATAGGAATTTAGAAGCGCAGGGGAGATTGTAAAATGATGTGGTTATCCGGTTTCTTACTTGGTGCTGCCGTTACTTTATTATTTTTTAGCATTCTTCAACTTCTGGAGTAACTCAACTAGTTTAACTTTCCATGCTGGCTTAATCCAGAATGTTACACGTGTCATTCCTAGCTTTTGTTGACGTTGCACATAGGCATCGCTGGCTTTCTTTTGGTATGGCGGTGTTTTCATTCTTTGCTTCTGATACTTTTATGGTTATTGATTCGTTTATTCCACATGTTACCTTCTCTTTTTCTGACTCGTTCTCAGAAGTTGATACTTTCTAAAGGCGTGACTCATTCTTTGCTTCTGATACTTTTATGGTTATTGATTCGTTCATTCCACTATCATAATACTTTCCATCTATGTGATTCATTCCCCAGCCTTGATACTTTCGTAGAATTATGACTCATTTCCCTATCTTGATACTTTCCTGACGGTTGATTCATTCAATTTGCATAATTCCTTCGGGATTGTTGATTCATTCCGCTACTGTGATACTGTCAATTCGTGTGATTCATTCTTCCCCAATGATACTTTCGTTTCCCATGATTTAAGCTGCATATGGCGCAATATAATCCTTATGGTTTAAATGCGCTATAACAAAAGGTTTAGGTGCTGGCTTACCGTGATGCTTTTCATACCATACCTGTTGAAAGTGCGATAAGAAGAGTTTAACCGCAGCACGTGTTGCCATTGCATGAATATGTGCTGGCGGAAGCTTCCCAGCTATATAACATTTATATGCATCGGTATCTTTACTGAACTTCTTTGCTTCTAGGGTCCTTGCTGCAAATTCCGAAAACCCTCCAGATTCATTCTTAGTAATGTATTGTTGTTTACGCTCTGCGTAGAAGTGACCATAAAATGCTTTTTCATTGCCAGATACTTTAACAAACGACTCGCCGATTTTCCAGCATAGAACTTTAAGCCTTGCATTCCAAGGCCGCTTTTGCCCCTTCTCCCAAGGCGTATTAAGCCTCCCCGCAGCTATTCCCGCATAACTCCAAATCTTACCAGCAGTATCTGCAATATTAATGTCAATGTGGGCAAGTAGCCCAGCAGAAATAACGGGTCCAATGCCCGTAATAGAAGTTAACCATGCGCCCATTTTATGAGTTGCTACATATGCAGCCAATGCGCGTTTAACTTGGTTTTCCAGAGTTTGCGAATTACTCGCCAACCAAGTAAGAATCTCATGTGGCTCTGGTTTTACAGCACCATCTGCAATATCCTCCTTAAGCGAGCCTCTTACCTGATTGTTCGCTCTTATCCTATCGTTTTGTAGCGTATAATAAGCGTCTACAAGGTATCTTACCTCACTATCCGTTAATGTTGCGGCGGCGTTCTTTAAATCCTTACTTAGTTTTAATATAGGCTCCAAGTCTGTCATTATTATTACTCCTTTAGGTTAAAATTCAAATCTGTTGATACCTTCTGATGTTTTGATTCATTCCTGCACAATAATACTTTTTCTAACATTGATTCGCCTTAATATATACAACGCCTATATAGGTGTCAATACATAATTTAGGGGTATATCATTAAACTTGCATAATTCCATAATTATGGTACAATATCGGCGTGGGGGATTTCTCCCACACCAACCCTAGCGACTTCGGCTCAATGCTAGCGCATCCCGAATAAGTCCATGGCCTATTGGCAATGTTCAACTTATTCGGAGTAAATTCAATGACAATTGGAATATCTACCGCATTCGTCTCTGCATTCAGTGACGATGTAAAACACGCGTATCAGTCTATGGGTTCAGGCCTATTACAAAGGATACGCATTAAGACTGGTGTACAGGGTTCAACCTACCGTTTCCACAAAATGGGAAAAGGGCTTGCTTCTGCGAGAATCCCGCAATCTGATGTAGTACCTATGAACGTTACTAACAGTAACGCTACAGCTACACTTTCAGATTGGGAAGCACCTGAGTATACAGATAAGTACGACCTTGAAAAGATTTCCTATGACGAACGGCAGGAACTTGTAAAAGTTGTATCCAGCGCGATAACCCGCAGGGCAGAGGAACTTGTGCTTGATGCGCTTGATGCCGGGGCTTCAGCTACGCAGGTTGTAGAAAACTATGGCGGTACTGCAGCCGGCCTGACCGTAACTAAAATTCGCAGGGCTGCAAGGCTTATGGATGCTAAGGGTGTCCCTATGCAAGATAGGACATTCTTAATGGATGCGATAGGCAAAGAGCAGCTTTTAGGCTCTACGCTTGTTACTTCCTCTGATTACAATTCTGTAAAAGCCTTGGTAAATGGTGAAATTGATAGCTTTATGGGTTTCAAATTCCTGACTTTTGAAGACAGGGATGAGGGCGGTATTGTTACAACTTCCAGCGTAACCAAGAACTTCGCATTCCATAAGGATGCTATTGGTTTGGCTGAAGGTTTGAGCATGAGGACAGAAATAAACTACATCCCTGAGAAAACCTCATGGTTGATAAACGGTATATATTCTGGCGGCTCTGTAGGTATCGATAATGAAGGTATCTATGAAGTGCTTTCAAACAATACAGCAACATATTAATAAGGAGATATAAACAATGGCTTTTGCTCAACTTAATTTTAACCCTGCCGGGGGACAGTCTAAATGTGGCTCTGCCCCACAGGTATTTACTTACCGTACTGCCGACAGTATAGCAACCTGTAATACTTCCGGTTATTTCAATGATATGACAACCCTGCTCCATGTGGGGGATATTATTGATGTCCAGGTAGTGGATAGTGTTACTACGCCTACTGCTGTTAACGGTTCGGGTAGGCTGGTAGTAGTAACCAATGCCTCCGGTGTTGTGGATACTTACGACTCGCTCGCACAGGATAAGATTTACCTCAATGTAGATATGACTGATGTTTCCACCGCAGCCTCTGTATGGGTAGTTGCCCCTGTGGCATGTACCTATACTAAGATGTGGTCTGTCATCAGTGCGGCAATTACCAGTGCTGATGCGATTATTACAACTGAAATAGGCGGTACGCTGGTGACTGCGGGAGGCATGACTATTGCTAATAGCGGCTCGGCTGCCGGTGATGTGGACACCGCAACACCAACAGGTGCTAACACCCTGACTGCCGGACAGGCGTTAGAGATTATCACTGATGGTGCAAGCTCTACCACTTCCAGGGCAACCTTTACTGTTGAACTTACACCTACAACACCTACTGATACAGATTAGTATGGCTAGCAATTTACCGCAAGGTAAAGAATATCAGGTACGACATTCGGGGCAGGCCATTGTTTGTGGTTCTGCCCCTTGCCTGCTATCAGAATACGCAGAAGCTAAGGCAAATATGCCTGATGCCAAAGTGTTTGTGGTTAATGAATCATCCTATGGAATATGGGGTGATTTCTTAGTTTCATATCACGTTGAGAAGTTTGACGAGTTTAAGGCTAAGTCACTGAATAAAGATATACCAACTTTGACAGGTAAAGGTTACAGGGATGATTTTGAAGAATCACAAATTGATTACAGGTTTGACAATATACATATCGGCGCAACCTCTGTAGGTGATGCTATCCAGATAGCAAAACAGATGGGCTTTACCGAGATAGTTATTGTTGGTGCGCCTATGAATGGCGGGGACGGGTATTATAACAAAACCTCAATGGTAAATGATGGTTGCCCCCGGTTCGGAAGCAAAGAATATATCGATACAATGGAGTCTTTGAAGGTTGGTTTAAACCAAAAGGCATTGATAGAAATAGCCAAGAATCTACCGGAAGTTAAGAGCATGAGCGGATTTAGTGCAGAAGTATTTGGAAAACCTGAATGGTGCAAGTAAATGACAGTAACAGAGTTTACAATATCTAACAAAAGCCTTGCTCTGTTAGGGCAATCTTCAATATCAGATTTTACCACAGGCGATAAGGCTGTTAAGTGCGGAGCTCTTTACCCTACGTACATGCAAAGCTTGCTGTCTATGTATAACTGGCGGTTTGCCAGGAAGAAAAGTGCATCACTAACTGCAACAACTGCCCCCACATTTGGTTATACCTATGCTTTTAGTATGCCAAGCGATGCCCTCAATATAGTCAATGTTTATAATTCAACAAGTACGGAGGTCGCGCCGCAAACAAGATATGAAAGGTTTGCTGCGGTACTCCATACCGCATTTACCCCTGCATATTTAGATTATACCTACGACATAGATGAGGATTTATGGCCCTCATGGTTTCAGGAATTTGCTGCCACCGCTTTTGCCGGGAGGATAGCGGTTTCAATAACTGAGGATGAAGAAAAGGCTAATATGTACACTAAGTTAGCTTTTGGAACACCTGAAGAAAATGGTGAAGGTGGCATGTACAAAGTCTGTAAACAAATAGATTCACGCCAGCAACCCGCTAAACCATTTCCTTTGCAGTCATTATTAGCTTCAAGGTTTAGTGGTGGGCGGGGTAGTACTTAATGGCAACAAAACTCTTACAGCAAAGGTTTACCCAGGGTGAATTTTCCCCGGAGATGTTGGGAAGGAGCGATATCGACCAATATTATAGTGGTGCGGAAACCCTTAATAACGTTATCGTGATTCCTCAAGGCGGGGTTAAAAGAAGGGGTGGCGGTAAGTTTATTGTTGCACTTATACAATCATTAAATGTACATACACCGACCTCTGCAACAAACCCAAACGGCGGAACGGCTGCGAATGCTTATGATATTGACGCAGTAACGGTAATGCTGACCACTACTAATATAAGCACCACCAACCCTTATATTGTTACAGCTTATGATTTGGGTGCTGATGTTGCTATAAATTATGTTACTGTATCAGGATTGAAAATAACTTCCGGTACAAGTACGGGAGATTTCTTTATTGAGGTGGCAACAGCCGCCGCCCCTACTACTTGGTTTACTACTACAGCTATTGACCTGACCACAACTGAAACAGCAGCAATTAAATCAATCGGCGGCACATACCAGCATGTACGGTTGGTAAAGACCACCGCGACAGATTTAAGTACTGCTAAAATATCGTTAGCGGAAATGCAAGTGCTAGGCACAACAGTATCCGCTACTAATGTCAGGCAAATGCCTTTTGAGTTCAACAGGGAACAGGTTTACGATATAGTTTTTACTGATAGGTTATTAACGGTATTTGCAAACACTACATTAGTTGCGTATATCCCTGCACCAATGTTTACCTCTGCTCGTGTACTTGAAATAAACTGGACGCAATCAGCGGATACGGCAATTGTAGTACATGAGGATATACCCCCGCATAAACTAGTAAGGGGGGCAACTGATGCTGACTGGCAGTTTGTGCCGATTACTTTTGACAACCAACCCAAGTATGATTTTACCCCTACCTCAAGTAATCCGGCAGGGACTATTACACCTTCGGCAACAACGGGAGTTATTACGCTAACGGCTTCGGCAACTCCATTTACAGATGAGGCTACGGACGTAGGGCAGATAGTTGACGGCGGCGGCGGCAGGGCTAGGATTATCCAATTTCTTACCACTGCAACAGTTAAGGCTATTGTAATTATACCGTTCTTTGCCACAACTGCGATTACCTCTGGCGCGTGGGTTTATGAAGGTGGCTTCGAGAATGTATGGAGCAATACAAACGGTTGGCCTAAATCAGTAATATTCCACGATGGCAGGTTATGGTTCGGCGGCTCTACTGAAAGGCCGCAAACCCTGTGGGGTTCCAAGGTTGGGCTGTTCTATGACTTTGACCCCGGCCAGATTTATGATGATGATGCTATAGATGTTACCTTAGATACTGACCAGGTAAACGCCATAGTAAACTTATTCTCGGCTGGTGCATTACAGATATTTACCACTGGTGGGGAGTTTGCAACCTTCCAATCCTCTGGTGTGGCTATTACCCCGGCAAATATTGATATAAGGCGGCAAACAACAGAAGGTAGCACATTGGGGTTACGTCCTGTTGAGGTTGATGGCGGGACTATTTATGTGAAGTTTGGTGGTGGTTCAATAATAAGTTTTAGATTTAGTGACATACAGCAGGCATATGAAAGCATCTCAATAAGCACATTATCAAGTCATTTATTAGTTACACCAGTTGATATAACGGTAGATAAAAGCAACGCTGATAATGATGCCTCACTTTTATATATAGTCAATTCAGACGGCACAATGGCCTGTGCATCCTTGCTCGAACAGCAGAAAGTTATAGCTTTCACGGAGTTAGACACTGACGCAGCCTACTCAACTGTTGGAGAGTTCAAAAGTGTTTGCGCAAATGAAGATGGTGTTTTTGTAGTGATACAAAGGGAAATAACCGCCGGCAGTACACTAACCTTTGAAAAGCTGGATACTGGTTATTTGATGGATGGTGGTTATAAAGCCTCCGGCGCGATTTCCTCTGTAACAGGAGTTTCATGGTTAGTTGGCAGGACAATCAAGCTTCGGGTTGATGGTGTGAATGTGGCTGATGTTGTGGTTGGTTCTGCGGCAAGTGGCACAGTGACAGTTTCCCCGGCCTCGACAACCTCAGTGGAATTTGGTACAAACTTTACTACAACAGTAAAGGATTTACCAGTTGAGGGCGACCCTTCAAATGTAAGGGCGGCTTCTACTCTCGGTAAGTTTAAAAGGATAGTTGCGGCCTCGCTGAGGTTGATATCCACAAGTGGTATAACCGTAAATGGGAATTCTGTACGTACCCCTGTTTATACTGCAGCAGGAACAACCAGTGCTATATCAAGTTTTACGGGGTTGGTAAGGGTTGAGGGTATATCTGATTCAAGTGAAACAGGACAAATAACTATTACGCAAGCAGAGCCTAACCCATTTACATTATCGGCATTATTAAAGAAGGTGAAATTTTAATGGATTCATTACAGCCAGTATTTACAGGAACAGCAGAAAGATTTCCCCTAACCCCGGGAGCGCAAGGCCCAACTGTGCCAGCTACTGCCGGATTGTTTGGTAGCGGTGGGGAGTTTAGTCCGGCTAAGGCTAAGTCATTCGGTGGAGGTATTGCTGCCGGTTTTGGTGCTTACGGACAGGTACTATCAGGCCAGCAAATGAAAGCGCAATATGATATGGAGGCCGGAAGTTATGAGGTGCAGGCGGAGGTGGTAAAGCTGAACGCTAAAGAGCAAGCGATTATGTTACGCAAACAACTCTTGCAGGATTTAGGTAGTGCCAATGCCTCAGCCGCTGCCAGGGGTATAGATACAGGCTCAGGCACACCAAGGCAGATAGTTGAGGAAAGTATAGGCAATGTTGGCAGGGATATAGAGAGGCTGGAATCGGGGGCAAATATCAGCGCGGCAGGCTCAAGGACAAGTGCGTCACGTTCGCGTGGCGTGGGTTCTTCTTATTCCCAAGCAGGGTATTATAAGGGGGCGGAGAGTATAGCTGGTTATGCGTTGAAATAGTTGGATGAAATTTGCGCAAATTGCATCCATTTTGGGGCGTATTTTTCTTTATGCATACAATTCAAAAGGTTACATGTGTCAAACAGCTTAAAAGAAATTTTCGGTTACTGGATAAACCCTGAACAGGTGTTTTGCCTTTCAAGGGCATTTGCGCCTGGTAGTAGCATCGAAGGATGCTTTATCCACTTTGGTGAATATAACGAAAGAAAGGCACTTTACATACACGGGAAAACGACTCAGCAAGTCGCAGACGAAATAAACCATTAGGTATAATTATGGCTAGAATAACAAGGGAACGCGGCATAACAACACCGCAAATACAGATTCAAGGTGTGGATAGTTCACAGGCAAGTGTAACGGAACAGGTTTCTACCTTTGCCTTAAAGACCGCCGATATATTGGCGGATAAGGCCAATAAGAAATATGAGTTGGATTTTAAGAACATGGCTGCTGAAGGTATCAACGATATATACCGGAGGAATCAGACCAACCCTTTACAGTTAGGCAAAGAAGCCAAGGGCTTAAAAAGCAGCTTAAAGAAAAATGCGCCTTGGAGTATGCAAGACCAATTTGACGCTACTTTTGATGATGCTTTACGTCCTTATATGAATAAGGCTACAGACGGGTACGATGCCGTCCTGACTGACCAACTGAAAGAATCCACCTTGAAAAGGTTGGAGCAGAATAAACAGGCGGCTGGTAAATATACCTCTGAATTATTTGGAAAGAATCCGGAGCGAAGATTGGATGCTCAAACCGCATTACAGAATATTATTCTTGATTCTGCTAATATATCATCGCAACATACAATAGACGGGAAGCCGGTGCTGGGGGCTTCGGAGCGCGTATCCGCAATGCAATCGCTGGTGAATGATACGGCTTATTTTTCTGTAGTGGAGGGGTTTGACAATGCTGTAGATAAAAGAGCATTTATGCGGCAGCACAATACAGGAGAGTTAAAACATTCCGTCTATTTAAACGATAAAGGTGATTTTGCTGAAATGTCTACTCGCGATGGAATGGACGCGAAGAATCAGGAGCGCATCCAAAACTATATGGAGAACGGCATAAAATCCATAGATGCAGAAGCAAAGAAGCAAGCTGAAACACAGGCTAATGTTAATCTTGTGGACAGTATTTTTAGGGATGAGGGCATACTTGACCCTACGGACGCGAAGGCAAAGAAAGCGGTAGACGACCATTTTAAAACATTTATGCCTTCATTACAGGGTATGTCGACCGCTGATAAAACAAACGCAATATCTGATTATGTTTCTAAAACTGGCATATATCCTACTTCCCTTGAAAGTTCGGTTAATGCTCAATTATCCAATGGTACGGCAGGGCAGAAGGTTATAGGCGCTGAGATTGTAAATATTATTGCGGAAAAAAACCCGCAAACCGTCCTGCAGATTAATGATACCATAAGGGCAAGGGCAAGGGCAATCAGTGATAATATTGCTGCCGGGCTTGACCCTGAAACAGCGGTGTTATATGCGGAAAATAGCGTATTCCAGAAAGATACGCCTGAATACAAAGCAAGGCGCGAAAGGTTCAGTGACGCTAAAAACGGTGAGCAGGTTAAATTTAGGGAAGGTGATTATACTGAACACTTCAGGGATGACCCTTCAGAAATACCCGATGCCATGCGCGCGGATTATGATACATTAAACCGCTCATATTATATGGATGGTGGAGTCAATGCAAAACAGGCCTCTGATTTAGCAAAAGAAAAGATAAAAGCGCAATGGGGTGTCACAACAGTGGATGACAACCCGCGTTGGATGAAACACGCCCCGGAATTGATATATAAAAATGATGCTGGTACGGAATGGATAGCGCGGCAATTAAGGGATGATATAGGGAGAATTCCTAGTATACAAGGGGAAGGTTATGACCCTGATTTATTTTTATCGGTTGCCCCCTCTACAGCCAGGCGTCCTGACCCTTCTTATTTGGTATTTGAAAGGGATGGAAACGGCATATTAAAACCTTTTTTGACAAATACCGGGAAGCAAGCGGTATTCAAGCCTGATTATAAACAATCTGAAGAATACCGTTTATTATTACAAGAATTTAGCGGCGACCAGGAAGCGGCTATGCTTGCCGCAAGGAACCGCCGTAATCGTAGTTTGGCAGAAATAGACAAATCTACCGCCAGGAAAGAAAGGAAGCTACAAAGGGCAAAAGCCTTAAAAGATTTATTAAGGGTAGAATAATGCCAATAATTAATATTGATGAATTGGAAGAAAAATCTATCCTAGGGTTCAGGCCACAAGCTGCCCCTGATGAAAGCTATTCTACGCCTGAAGTATTCAAAGCTGCGTTCAGGACGGAAAATAGCGTAGGCTCTGCTATTGCTGATGAAACGCCCCTTATGCGCCCTAATAGGGATTACGACCCTTTTGATGATATTTCCGGTTATGAGGTTCATGCTGGTAGTTTTGTTAACGCTGGAAGCAATGAAGATGTAAGTAGGATTAAATCACAAATAGACCGGGAAAATGCAGACCGGGAGTTGTTGCGCGATTCCGGCTGGGTTGGTACGGCGGCGTCTTTTGCTGCTGGTATACTTGACCCTGTTAACCTTATACCTGTTGGTGGTGCAGCCGTAAAAGCTTATACCTTGGGGGGCAGTATACTGAAAGGTGCGGCTGCTATAGCTAGGGCAGGAATTATAGGCTCTACCATTGCGGAAACCGCGTTGCATTCCACACAAGAAACAAGGACTTTGGGGGAAAGTGCGGGAAATATTGCAGGAGCCACAATATTATCCGGTATATTAGGCGGCGCGATAGGCGCGATAGGCCGCAGGGGAGTTATGGAGCTTGGCAGCCAACTGGAGAAAGAGTTAATTGTACCCCATCCTGATGCCCCTGACGTAATGGAACCTAACGGCATAACCCTTGGTAATGATTCTGTTGGTGCTATGAGGGTTAAAGAAACCACGCTTGCGGAGGAAACGCTTGCTAAGGCGTGGGGTATGGAAAAAGGCTTTGCAAGGTTAAATCCGAAACTAAGGTTATCAACCTCCCATTCGATAGAATCAAGGCGGTATGTGCAGGAGCTTATAGAAACTCCATTTTATTATGAAAAAAATGATGCCGGTATAGCTAATCCTGTAGCAATAGAAACAATCATCAATATGCAGGATTCAAGGCTTGCCAAGGCGGTATCTGGACAGGGTGATATATTTAAGGCATACAGACAAAGACCAAAGAACGAAAAGAACTTATCTTATTTACAGTTTCGGGAAGAAACCGCCAAAGCTTTAAGGCGTAACGATGTCCATGCAATCCCAGAAGTGCAGCAACTAGCACAGCTTTACAGGAAAGAGATTTTTGACCCCATGAAGGACGCGGCAATACAGGTTAAGCTTTTGCCGGAAGATGTGAAGGTTACTACAGCAGACTCATATTTACACCGGTGGTGGGATAAAGAAAAAGTTACAGGGAAAAGGCAGGAGTTAGTGCCTATCCTTAGTGCTGGGTTAAAACGCATCTATAGTGAGCAGCAGGAAGCTTTTACCAGGAAGATAGGTAAGAAACAGAAGAACCTTGAATCGGAAATCTCAGATTTAAGTGACGCTAACTTGAGGGATGAGCAGCAATTTATAGAATCAGGGGGGCAATTTACTGAGCAGGAAATCCTTGATGCGATACGTCTGGTAGAATCCCCACCAAAGAAGCCGGAAACGTTAATATCGTTTTTGCATAAACAAGGGGGCTTAAAAGATGATGCTGGTGAATTAAAAACTATCGGCTTAACGCACAAATCACGTCCTGGATTCGTAAGGGCAAAAGGGCAAAATTTAGATGATGCAGCCCTGAGGGCTTGGGAAAATGGCTTCTTTCCTCAATTTCAAGAGAGGCCAAGTGTTAATGATTTGCTGGATGCGATAAGGGAGGATTACCAAGGTAATTTGGTTGTGCGTCAAGAGGATGCGGGTTACGCGCAGGAGCTAGAGCGTCTTGCTGATGTGCAAAGGGCGTTAGATGAATTGGGAATTAATACAGAAAAATTTAAGGGCGTGAAGTCTTTGGGTGATTTTGATACCTCTGGTATAAAGAAAGCAATTAATGATATTCAGGCAGGCAGAAGGCTGGAAAAGGTTAAGGGCTTAACTGCTAAACTGGAGGAGATTAAGGGGGATAGGTTAGTAGATTTAAGCCCTGATGAATTTGACCTTATAGCCAATGAGATTATTGATAATATTTTAGGCCACGCCGACACCCGCATTCCTTATGATATCCCTATTACGGTACGTGGACCACTTAAAGAAAGGGTATTAAATTTTATCCGCGATGAGGAGGTTGAGCAGTTCCTTGTCAATGACATTGAGGCTGTGGCTAAAAAATACGTTCGTACAATGGCTCCTGATATAGCGATAAAAGAGCGGTTTGGCGATTTAAATATTATCGGGAAAGAGGGTGTAATTACCCAAAAGATAAATGAGGATTATACTAATTTATCCAATGCAGCAAAAACAGAAAGAGAAAGGGCTTTCCTAGAAAAGCGCCAAAAAAGTGATATACGCGATATTGAGGCTGTGGTTAACCAGCTACGCGGTACGTATGGCATACCTGATAACCCGGATTCTATTATAGTTAGGGCTGCGCGGGCAACAAGGCAGATTAATTATGTAAGTAAATTAGGGGGCATGACCGCCTCGTCTTTCAGTGATATAGGCCGTCCTGTTATGGCGCATGGGTTGATGCGTACCTTTGGTGATGGTATTATACCATTGGTTACAAACTTAAGGGCTTTAAAGCTTGCCGCGAGAGAAGTCAAAGAGGCTAGCGTTGGTTTAGATATGGTTTTAGATACACGTGCTATGAGCATGGCGGAGCTTAATGACCCCTATGTAAAGGGTACAAAGTTTGAAAAAGGGTTGCAATCCCTATCTAATACATTCGGTAAAGTAACTTTAATGGCTCCCTGGAATACTGCAATGAAGCAATTTGCTGGGGTGGTAACGCAGGCAAGGATAATCAAGGATACTAAAAAGCTAATCGAGGGGAAGCTTTCTGCTAATGATACGCGTTACCTTAATATGATAGGTATTGATGCCGATACGGCAAAGGGTATTGTCCGACAAATAGCAAAACATGGCACTGATGTTGACGGGGTTATGATTGCTAATGCAAAATACTGGGATGACTTGGTAGCGCAGCGCGTTTTCAGGGCTGCATTAAGGAAGGAAGCCGACAGGATAATAGTAACGCCTGGGCATGGGGATTTACCGTTGTTATTTAGAAGTACTGAAGCTGGTAAGGTTATATCCCAATTCCGTAGTTTCTCTTTTGCGGCTACAAATAAAATCTTGATTTCCGGCTTACAGGAAAAAGATGCCATGGCTATAAATGGTTGGGTTCTTTCTGTAAGCTTAGGTATGATGTCGTATGCTTTCAAAATATGGGATAGGGGAGATGAATTAAGTGATGACCCTAAGGTATGGTTATTTGAAGGTATAGACCGCTCTGGGGTGCTTGGGGCGCTTGCAGAAGTAAACCAGGTTTCTAATAAACTTACCCGTGGAAATATAAGTTTACAAGCATTGGCCGGCGCCCCCCCACTTACCAGGTATTCAGCAGTTAACGCTTGGGGTACTGTATTGGGTCCTACTTTTGGAACTGGGCAGGATATTTTCCAAGTTGTAGGTTCTGCGACAAATGCAGATTGGACAAAATCAGATAGCCGCGCGCTGCGAAGAATGATACCATATCAGAATCTTATGATTGCACGGCAATTATTTGACGAAATGGAATCTAGTATAAATGATAGTTTGGGTGTGAAATGAAAATAACTAACCATGACCTGCACGTAATGCTTACTGAAATGCGCGGTGATATTAAAGCCGTGCTTAAAGAGCAATCCGGCCAGGCTGAGTGGCAGGAAGCCCATGATAAGAAAGACACGGAAAGGTTCACAAGGCTACATGAACGCATAGACGGGATGAATAAATACGCTGCATCAATTGCAACTGTGGCTGTGGCTGTGGGGTTAGCTTTCGGGCTTGGCTGGGAATGGTTAAAAAGTAAGGTAGTGGGATGATTGTCATTAAAAGGACTTATTTCTCTGATGCCACTATGGGGCTTTTATATATAGAAGGACAAGACAACCCTGTGTTCCCGGTTATTGAAAGGCCGTGGCTGGATAACCGGCAGAAAATAAGCTGCATACCTGAAGGGGATTATGATTTAAAACCTTATTCCTCAGCCAAATATCCTGAAGTATGGGAAATATGCGCAGTCCAGGACCGTACAGCAATCCTGATACACGCTGCGAATTGGGCTGAACAATTAGAAGGTTGTATTGCCCCAGGCTTGTCTTTTGGTTATATGTTACGTGATGGCAAATTACAAAAAGCAGTAATGAGTAGCCAGCAGGCAATAGCGCAGCTCAAGGTTTTATTGCATTATCCTAACCCGCACAAATTGAGGATTATAAGTTAGGTTTATATGCATCTTATTAAACTTAGCAACAAACACGATAAGTTTGGATACATGTATTACATGCGTATACAGCAATATATTGATAAATATAGTTAATATTATTTTTAATATTAAGCCAATTACGGAGGATGTATGACAAACATAATAGGCAAAGTATTAGGCTCAGGTGTTGCAGAAGTTGTTAATGCTATTGGAGATCAGGTTAATAAAAAAGCTGAGTTACAAGCTGATTTAACCAAAACAGGCATGAACAACGAAACTTCAGTACAGGTTTCCCAAACAGAGGTTAACAAAGTTGAGGCTGCTAGTGAGGATAATTTCACTAGAAGATGGAGGCCCTTTATAGGGTGGATATGCGGCGTTGCTATGGCATATCATTTTATCTTGCAGCCAATGATAACATTTATATGTGCCACCTTCGGTCACTCGATTGTATTGCCTATATTCAATATGGATGCACTTAATACCATTTTGATGGGTATGCTTGGCCTAGGTGGCATGAGGTCGTTCGAAAAAATAAAAGGTGTAAGATGAACCCCGTCACCCTCCTACTTCAGCTCTTCCTCTGGTTCTGGGAATATGCCAAAAAGACCCCTATGTGGTTAATACAGGGCACTATGTGGGTATTGGTTGCTGGTGGGATATTGGGGTTGGTAGGTGTAATTTAGGTCACAACCAATTATTTGAGCGCGTTTTTGTATAGATAAAGATGGCGATTATATATATGAAAGAAATTATACATTCAACCAATTAATGGGACATTCCGTAATCAATCCTTATATTTCAAGTTGTTTACCGTACCTTCGTTTAAATTCTCCCTTGGCAATGGAATCAGCAGTCCCTTTTCTGCAAAATAAGCCCTGATACATTCCATAGACTCCTCGAATGTTGCTGTAGTCTTATCCTTCAACCGCCCAGTAATAACCAACTCCCCCATAGGTGTTTCAATTCTATGAACTATGCCTAAAGCCTTATCTTTGATGAAAATATCAATATCCTCCGGCGCAGCTAATGGCTGCCCCATTCTTTCCAGATATTCATTCATCCAGCGCGTAACTTCTGCAACTACCACGCCCCAACGGTATTTGTTCTGCTTAATGCTCCGCTTCTTCTCCTTAATGACAACCTCAACTTCCCGCCCTTCCATACTACGCAAGGTCTGTATAATGGCATTACGTGCCATATCAGATAACTTTCCTTGGTATACTTCGGACTGGATGGTTAGGTTGGCCATTATTCCCTCATATCCAATAATTTATGATAAAATTCGGCTTCATTATCTCCCACAAATTCAGCCTCTGTAGATGGATAAGGGGCATTTGTTGGTACGCTTCTATAGAATCCACCACCGGCGGGCAGTAGCTTCAACATGGCTTGTAATGCCCCCCTTGCGTTCTTGGTATGCCACTGATACGCCATGCCGTTATCCTCTTTACAGGCACTGGTATATTTCCAGTCGCCCCCTTGGCTTTTACATAGTGACTCTGCCATAGCCTCAACTATCTGTTCCTTAGTGGGTATAGTGGTCATGGGTTACTTTCCTCTGTTTCTTTGTAAGGATGCCACGCATTTATAAACTTCCATTCTTTTTCTTGCTCGTCACAATCCGGCGTCGCATCCTCGTGTAGTAATTTCGTTTCACAACCGCCACACTCCATAATAAAATCAAATACATATCTCTTATCTGATAAGCCTATGCCTCCCATATTCATGCTAAATAGTGGCATTATTATCTTCTTCTCTTCGCATACTAAGTAATAATCTACGCTCATAACAACTCCTTTTGTTACTCAATTACCGTATTCCTTATTTCCTCATCAGGTGATAGCCTTGCGAGGTTTCTGGCCTCTTGCTCTGCGTCAATTCCCCAGGACTTCCACCACTGCTTTTCGCCTATATCGTGCAAATTACAATGATGGGAGTGGCATAAGGATAGGGTCAAATTGTCCCCTACCTTTTGGCCTATTCCTCTTTCACCTTTAACAATTGTCAAATGGTGAGCTACTACAGGAACGCCATTGCATCTATTACCTTTACCATCATTCACCAAGCATTGCTGACTACGCACGAAAGCTAAATGCTCAGGACTTCGTATCTTATCTACCTTAAAGTTGGGGGTCATTCTTCTACCTTTGGATATAATTCCGCAACTGCTTTTCTAAAATAAACATCTAAGGAATTGCGGGATAAGTTCTCGAATTTCTCTCCTAGCAACATGCATTCTAGGGCATTTTCAGTAAGCCAGATTAAACGAGCCTTTTTGAAAAGCTCCTCGCTGCATCCAGTTTCTTTCATTATTTCACGCTTACTCATACCTTTCCCACTATATCCCATAACAAGCTAATCATGATTTAATGACTCTTTCCAATTGATACTTCTAGTATTTGAGGCAATATCTGCTTCACGGATTCTTGCCTACTTAATCCAGATTCCCACAGCTCATAGATTTTTCTTCCTAGATTTGCAACTGCATCTAGCTTTTCACGCGTTACATTTCCTTTTGATGGGTCTGTATGGCGTGTATCCCAAATCAGTTGCATACCAACGGGCTTGTAGTTATCTTTATATTCTTCTGAATAGTATTCAGGCAATATATCCAAGCCCTCTTTAAATGCCGATTCGCCAATAGCCAAAACCATTGGGTGCTGTATTTCCATATCCTTCATAACCCACCCTTATATTGATTGCCTAACTTTCATCTTTAACATTTTCATAACACCAGTTGCACCATTGAATGTGTATCGGAATAGGCACTGAATATCTGTAAATTATCATATTTCCAATTTCTTGAAAGAACTTTTCTATCAAACCTTTTTGCAATAGTTTATCTGCTATCTTTGGATTAACACAAGAATCGTTGCCAATGGCTATTTGTTCAAAAGTTTCTATTTGCCTTTTAGTTAGCCCATCTACAAAATATTTACCCATTTTATTCCGCCTTTTCCAATTTACCACCACCACCTATTATAGCAGCAACCTCTAGTGTTGTGGCTACCCGGCATGTAAAGGCTTCCTTAGTAGCGTAACGTAAAGCTTGAGCCGCGCTACTGGCCTCAACAAGCATTTCTTGGTCTGGTGCAAGCTGGATATTTGATGTTACAATATACACACGCGTGTTGGACATTATTAATTCTCCTCTATGTTTAAAATTTCAACATCTTCAACATTATTCCAAGACATAACAAGTTCGGACGCTCTTTCTTCTGCCGCCCCTTCATCTTTGGCAGAAATATTTACCTCCGTCTTGTATTTACAGGTATATTCTACTTCTACTTTAAACTGTGCCATGCTTATCTACCTCCACATTTAACTCTTTTATGCCAACAAGAATAGAAGGTGGCTTAGGAAGCTCAACATCTTGGGGCTTCCATAAGTGCAAGCAATATCCAAAATTGTTAATATAATCCTTTTTTGCCGGATGATATTGGATAACAACCTCATTTTCTTCAAAAAAGATATCTTTAATAAAACACATCTCAGTCCAATTAGGGCACCTGTTTTTCCTTGATACAGACACATGATCCCACCCCATGCCATTTGAGGCGATGACATATAGAATGGCACTGTCAATTGGTGACTTATATTGCCATATTCCGCCATCTTTCCCATTTTGCACAGCATTTTTTATTTCAATAAACTTCCTCATGTTAAAACTTCTCCATTATCTGCTTGATTACCTGCTGTAGTTCGGCCTCAAAGGTAGCAAGTTCTTTTACTAAAGCCTCAATATAGGCTAAATCTGGAAAAACTCTTTTTATAAACAAAGGCATACCGGGTGTGTAAGAAACATAATCTAACCACTTTCTTTTACTTATCCACAATCCGCCCTGAATTTGGGCTATATTTTCACTTGGTACGGAATTAGAAAGCAGGGTGTCGGCCTGGATATGCGCAAGCCTTGATTTTATCTCCACAAGGCCGTTTTCCCCTACAAGTCCGTCCGGGCTGTAACCGACCATACCACCCTTCATAAACCCGCACTCAACAACCTCAGTACCTGTATGTGTTATATAAAGCTCCCTGGCAGTAGCTTCTTGCTCTTTCCCACGTTCCATATGCTCATTGCTATATGACTCACTAGGATTGCCTGTAATGCGCTCCCCGGCCTTTTTAAGCAATAGGGTGCGGCGGGTTTTTCCTTGGCCTTTGGCGAGGACTTGGCTAAATTCAGAAGCGGTAATTAGCCCGGCGCGAGTTTCACGCCACAAGTCCGAGCCTTGTTCTAATTCGTTAAATATTTCTAACATTATATCTCCATGATTTTATTAATTTCAGACAGCCTTGCTTTGTAAGCTGCACAAATGGCTTTTCCGGGTTCATCATTACCTAAGCCATTTTCACACAAATCCATCGCAAAGGAAACAATAGCGACCCGTACTGTCATAGCTTGAGCCTCTGTAAGCCTTTGTTGGTTTATAATTACGCTTAGTTCTTTATTCACAAATACCCCTATTTATTGGTGCTTATTGATTTATTAAGCAAAGCTATCGTTTTATCCACATCAGCCTTTCTAATTCCTAAAACACCGCCTGTGCGTTCGTTGAAATTATCCTGCTGCGCTTCGGTAAGTTTATTATATAATCCCATGATTGCGGTACGTTGTGTATCTGTTGCCAAGGCTTCACTTTGGCTATCTGGCAATTCGTAATTATCGTTGTCCATTCTATCCAGGGCTTCTACTGCATCTTTAAAGTGGCGCTTGCAGGCGCGTTTTATTAAAGTTTTCAGGTACATTTCACCAGTCCAGGCGGCCCAGATGTTATCGGTTTTTGCCATCCTTCTTACTTGTTCTAAATCTTTAACTGACATTAATTCAATAAACTCACCGGTACGTAGCTTTATAATACAATAACCGCCCACGTATTTCTCATTATTAAAGGGGTTTTCTAGGCTGTGTGAATAAATTATTTTACCATTTTCTTTCTTAAAAGAGAAAATATCACCCTCGCGCACTAGCTGTATGTCAAAAATGGCTTCCGGGTATTTCCTTATTACTAGGTTCTTATAAGCTTGGTAATTTAATGAAATGCCATTACTACCAATGGTAATATTTTCACCATCAATGTAAAACCCGGTTGCTGCAACTTTTTCAAAAAAAGCTACCCAAGTATCAAGGGATAGTTTAGCGGCCCATTGATTCTTTAGCTGCTGTGTTTTCTTGTCCTTTTCCGTTTGCAGTCGCATTACGTACCGTGCGTATTGAGAAACCGCAAGTTCATCATATTTTACTAATCTTTCTTTCATTAATCCTTACCCCCTAACCACATTTACGAACTTATCGCAGCCGAACTGCCCTTTTGTAGCCTCGATAATCTCTGCAAGAGTATATCTTTCCTTTAGTTTATGCCTATCCATAAACATACTAACCCCTGC